ACTGCTTGTTCCAAATAAACTGCCAGTAAATGAACCAGTAAAACTGCCAGTATAATTACCGTTAAAAATAGATGCGGACTTTGCATTAAATACATAGTCCGCAAGATCTATTGATGTAATCTTTTTGGTTTCTTGCGCAGCAATATCTGTAATAAACAACAAGTCATTGGATTGAACTTGTGAATCAGTATAAGCTGCTAATTCAGTAATTATCTTACTATTGGACATATATCTTTAATAGATATATATATCATTATGTTTTGACATTTTTTAATTTTTTAACAATATATTTTACCAAAGTACTTCTAACAATGTCTTCTTCAGTAAATTTAAATGTATAAATACCATTTTCTTTACTTTCATCATCGTCAAAAGCATTCATTATTTTAGTAAAACCACTTTTACCATTGATATCGCTTTGATCCGGATCACCCAGTATAAAAACTTTACTGAATTCACCTACTCTTGTAATCAATGTTGTTATTTCTTTTACAGTCATGTTTTGTGCTTCATCTGCAACAATACATTTAGCATTCCAGTTTAATCCTCTCAAAAATCCAAGTGGAATACTATCCAAACGATTTTCTTTTTGTAGACTGTCAATATCTCGTTTTGGTAACAATTCTGCCAATTTTTCCAATAATGGTTGAATATATGGAGCCATTTTTTCATCAGCTTCACCAGGCAAAAATCCAATTTTACTGTCAGCACTTTCTACAGCACTTCTGATATAAAGTAAATCACTTACTTTCTTTTGATTTAATAATTTTAAAGCACTATAAATTGAAATATATGTTTTACTTGAACCTGCAGGACCACTTACAAAAATTAATTTTGTGTCCTTATTTAATGCAATATTTAAAAATTCTTTTTGTTTTTCTGTTAATTCTCTTTCAAATATAGATAACTCATACTTTAATTTTGTTCTTTGATATACGACTGGGCTTGTATCATGTTTATGTTCGACGCTGGTTTCGTTGTTGTTGTTATCATTTTTTGACTTTTGAAGTTTTTTGCTTTTTTTCATGCGTTAATTTATTTAAAGCTGAGTTTAACTTTTGTTCGACATTTTTAACTCTGATACATAACTCATAATGTTCCTTCTCAATATAATATTGATATACATTTTCCAAATTTTCTTTGAATTGATCTTTTGGTAATGTAACTACAAAATCAGAATCATTAAAACTAAATAATTCAACAAAACTTAATTTCTTGTCTATTGCATATTCAATTGACGAAATAACATGTTCCATCATTTGAATTTTATTGTTTTCAATGAACTTATTCATTTCATTGAAATTTGAAGGTAACGAGTATAATTTATGTTTGGATGCTTTTGGCATACCAATATAAATATCAAAAACATTGTTACAAAAAACAAAAAACGCTATTAAAGTTATTTTAATAGCGTTACATCAATTTACTATTTTATTAAATTATAATACTTTATGACGAGTTTCGTTGTATTCAACTAACTCAATTTTAGTACCATCCGGCCACTTTTTAACAATACCAGACCAATGATCAAATTCAGTCTTCGCATCATTCTTATTAACATATACTAACTCACTTACTCTCAACCCACTTCGTGTAACAACATAAAATTTCTGTTCTGTAGTTACATTACTTTCGGTACCGTTTTCTTTTTTATTAGTCTTTTTAGACATATTAACTATATAGTTTAATTGTTATTACTTTGGTTTTAATGTAAAAATTTATGATAACCAGTCATAAATTAAATCATTCATCATCACCTTCAATATCTTTGGAAGATGCCAATGGAAGTGAACTTGTTTCTTCAACAATAGCTTTAATTTCGCTCTCAATCTCTTTCATTTTTTCTTTATAACCGGCAGCTACATCCTTGAAATCTTTCTTTACAAAGATTAATTTTTCTGTCAATTCATACACTTTCTTTTCTGCTTCTTGTTTTGTCATATACTATATTTTATTATTTGTTTTTACTTATCACCGAAATTGGTGGACATAAAGGGAGTCGAACCCTTGTCTTTAAAACAGTATCATAATCAGACTACGTGTGTATACATTTTTTAGTTGTTAAGAACAATTATATTAAATGTCAAAACTAATTGTCCTAAAGATTTACAAAATACTCAACCAACAATGCAAATCAAATTGTTGATATAGCCTGATAGTTTACACTCAATATTATTATCAGACATCATAATATCGAATGTGCAGCCAAATTAGGCTGCTAGTGCTACTGCATCACGGGAGGTGAAGTCATAGCTAATTACATTATCTTCAGCAGTTAATGTTTTGATAGAAGTTTTAAGAGGCCAACTATCATCCTCTACACGCCTAACTAGTCAATTGTCTTAAATCGAGACCAGTATATGCCCATAAATTCTCAAAGATCAAAAAATTCTTTATACGAAATTGTTTCATCTAAACCCAGTTCTTTTCTCATATTTGCAAATAATTCTTTACCTCTTTCAACTGAAACTGGTTGTTTTAACTCTTCTCTTTTAATATCTTTAACAACAATTTCTATTTCACGACGGATTCTATTAGATTCTATCGGATTATTATCCTTGGTTTCTAACTCGTCTTGCAATTGACTCAATTTATTTTTTAAGTCGTTTAATTTCTTATTTTTTTCCATTCTTATAAATATATAAGAATTTTTCTAAAAGTGGAGCGGGTAGAGGGAATCGAACCCTCACATCAACCTTGGCAAGGTCGAAGGCTACCACTACATCATACCCGCTTTAAAATGGTGGACCGTAAGGGAATCGAACCCTTCCCTAAAGCTTGCAAAGCTCCCGTGCTACCACTATCACTAACAGCCCATTTAAAAATCTTACACCAATATATAGTATAAGTCAAATCAAAAAACAAAAAATTGGATGATCGTGACTTGCGAATATACGAGGATTTCACTGGGCGTTCCATATTTCGATCAAGTCCAACGGCACTGTGCGCACAGAAACCATAAACTTAAATCGAATGTCTATCTCGTCAACTTCAGTCTCAGCTACCTCCTAATGGCAGAGTGCTATAATTCTATACACCAACGATCAAATCTAAAACTTATCCCAGACACCTTGGCGGTTTTATGGGCATATTTAACCCACAGATTATTAGCCGAACACAGCCGTTGGTTATTGTTTCGGACCTAGCCAAGTTCAAACCTCTACCGTTGTCTGATATATAAAATGGTCGGAATGACAGGACTCGCACCTGCAACCTCCTAGCTCCAAACCAGGCCGTCTACTATTGACATTACATTCCGATTAAAATGGTTGGGGATGATGGAATCGAACCACCACAAGCAGATTCAAAGTCTGCCGCACTACCATTATGCAAATCCCCAGTTAAATTGGAGCGGGTAGAGGGAATCGAACCCTCTCATGGGCTTTGGAAGAGCCCCAGGCTACCGTTACATCACACCCGCTTTAAATGGCGGAGGCGAAGGGTGCTGCCCCCTCAGTGGCTTTTAGACCACGGCAGTTTAGCAAACTGCTGTAGAAACCTGACTATCTACGTCACCTCCATAAAATTTTGACAAACTCCGATTTCTTCAAGAGACGATAACTTACTATATCAGTCTTCGGTTCCATTGTCAAGTGGAGTTGTATTAAAATGGCGGAAGCAGTAGGACTCGCACCTACGAGGGTTTATGGCCCCAGGCGTTTTCAAGACGCTTTCCTCGACTAACCGGACTACTTCCGTATAAATTATAAATTGGTGGGCATAGAGGGACTTGAACCCCCACGGATTTCTCCACGAGCTTCTAAGACTCGCATGGCTGCCAATTACATCATATGCCCAATAAAATGGTCGGAATGATAGGATTTGAACCTACGACATCTTGCTCCCAAAGCAAGCGCTCTAGCCAAACTGAGCTACATTCCGATTAAAATGGTAGGCGGTAAAGGATTTGAACCTCTGGCCTTGACCGTGTAAAGGTCCTGCTCTTCCACTGAGCTAACCGCCCATTTAAAATTTGTTATTTAACTTATTTTAATTATCGCCAGTTGGGTTCTGTATTTCAGCATAACACCCAGTGACCGATCAAATGTTTTAACTTTCGTTGGGGACATCAGATAGAGTTTCAACCCCGTTCTTTATATTTCTAATTTACCACACCTTATCAAATTGTCAACACCTAAAAATCAAAAACCCGTCATTCTTTTTTTGAAGTGACGGGTTGGTTTTTTAAGAGCAAACAACCTCACACTCAACTTCCGGATGGGAGTTGACTGGCTTGACTAGGTTGTGAAACTGAATTCATAC